GACGCCACCACAGTCCCCGATGCCGTGCTTTATACCAACGGAGATGCGATGCGGAAGATCTTCGGCGACACCATTCAGCTGCTGCCAGATTCCGATGTCCATCCAGAGCGGGTCGAGCGCTTCCCAATTCAGCGGGGCGCTGGGGCGGATGGCTGTAGAGTATGCCGAAGCCCGTCCGGGATGCTTGCTGTGCCAGTACCGCTGGCTGAAGATGTGGTAATAGAGCGAGTCATTGATTCCATAGATATCCGGCCGGCCATGGAACTCCCAGCGTTCGACCATGCGCGCGATATAGTCGGCCCGATACCAATCGTCGTCTTCGATCAGAAAGACCAGGTCGCAGTCCTTGATCTGCGAGAACCCGAATCTGTACCGCTCGGCCAGATCGTGCGGGAACGTCTTCTGCTCATAGTCGACCACGACGGCTTGAGACACCGGATGCGTTTGCCGCTTTACGTATTCCAGACACTGCTTTAGAAACGCAGGTCTATTGTTGCGTGTGGGGATTACCACACCTACCTTTACCCCAGACATTGACCTTTGTAATCGTGAGAGGTGATTCGTCAAATACATTGACGGTTCAATGCTCTGGCATTCGGTGGCGAATCCAATAAGTTCCCTTTGGTCGCTTTTCCCCCGGTGTCGAGGTTAAATCCCACCGGGGTTTTTTATCTCAGCAATTCGTTTTGAATATCGAGAAGATCCTGAACGTCGGCTTCGGTGTAGCCAGCGAGGTATCGGATCAAAGCAGACAACGCATCCGGTGAGTCGTCTTGCTGCGCCTCGGAGTTATAATCCAGAACCTGCTGCAGAGGATTCGGCACCGACTCTTCGGTGAACTCCTCTGGCTCGTCGAAGCCAGGCTGCAGGCTGGGGTCGAAGCGTATGCGATCCCATAGCGGTTTGAGCGTATTGGTGATGCGGCCGTACTTGTTCGTGCTGCTGGTGATGCCTTTGTTCGGCAGACGCATGTCTGTCAGCCGGTCGCCGATCAACCGCTGGGCCGCGTTGTCTTCGTAAACGATCAGGCGCAGGTTCATCGCGTTGTACATGGCCTCGATGTCTTCCCAATGATCTGCGATCGAGTTTCCGTACATCTTCGCGTGCGTCAGATAGAACAGGCCGTTGTGCTCTCCTCCGATCCAGATAGAGACGTTGTCATTCCCACCGAAGGCACCGTCGATGAACATGTAAAGCGCCAGCTCCGTGTCTGGGCAGGCTTCGTAGACAGGATCTGGGAACTCCGGGTTCGAGTCGCGTTCGTGCTTCAGCTCCATGTTTGCGGCCCATAGCGATCGAGGGGTGCGCTTCTTGCGCTCGGCGATCATCTCTGGCGTGAACTCTGCCAGGCGCATCGACCCTATGGGGAACCGGTGAATTTTGATCCCGAGCGCCTCGAGCAGGGAAAAGCCGTCCATCTCATGCCAAGGCGTGCCAGAGAACATGCGTATGCCGCGCGGTTCGATAATGTTCTCGAGCTCGTGGATGTAGTTCTTGGTGGCGTCGCGCTCCTTCTGGGAATACCTATCGGCGATCGTGATGATATCGTCCGACCAGATGTAGTCGTAGTGGTCACCGGTCTGGGATGTCATCGTACCCACGGCCGTGAAGGATGGCTCAGGGCTCAGACGGGTGTTTACCGATAGCCGGATGGCAGAGGCTCCCCATTTGTCCGTTTCAAGCGAATAGACCTTGTGGGCCGCAAAGAACCACGCGCGCACCAGGTCGGACTGAAACATGCGCTGCAAGGCGCTCACCAGCTTGCTGGCCATCTTCTCGGATTTGCGGGCAATCAGCACCCGGAAGTTTGGGTGGATCATCATCAGCAGCAGCATCGCTACGAGCCCACACGTCGTTTTGTACGAGCCCCGGTGCGCCTGCAGCACGCGTATAGGGCCGTGCTCCCGCTTAATGAATAGGTGAATCCACTTGTCGTGGTCTGGGGTTAGCTTTGTGAAACCGAGGAGATGGCCCAGCTTATGCGGTTCGCGGCACCAATCACTCAGTGCCCTCGAGAAGCCCATAGTCTTGGATGACCTTTGCGAGTTGCTCATTGGTGGCCTTTATGTTGGTTAAATCCAATTCCCCTTTCATTTTTATGTCTTGCGGTGCCTTGCCGAAGCGACGGTCGTTGTATTCCCGCATCGCAGGAATATTCCCGGCAGCAGCACGAATGCTGTTTGCATAGGCGATCACAGAGTCGATGTCTTTTTGCGTCGGGATAATCCCTTGTGCCTTCAGCTTTTCAAGGATCACCTTTGGCATCGTTAAACCGCCGACGTGCGAATAGATGTCCTTTGCAGAGCGCGAGCCTTTAGGCCGGCCAGGTCCACCCTTGTTCCCGACCTTAAAAGGCTTTAGGTTCTTGAGTCTCTTAGCTTTGCCGGCGTCCGTGATCTTTTTTTTCACGATTTCTTCTCGTTTTTTTTACAGGGTGAACTTTTTCCCGTTACGGACTATTTTACCCTTTGGGACGTAGTTCATCCACCTTTTTAGGATGACGTCGATGTAGTGGGGCTCGATCTCCATCATGCGGCAAACGCGGCCGGACTCTTCACAGGCGATGAGGGTGGTGCCTGAACCTCCGAACCCGTCGAGGACTATGTCCTTGGGCTTTGTGGAATTGTGCAGGGCGTTAAGCACGAGCTCGACAGGCTTCATGGTTGGGTGCTCTGGGCTCTTCGAAGGTCGGTTGATGTCCCAGACGGATGTTCTGTGCTCTCCGGCGCCGTAGAACTTATGGGTCAGCTTCCATCCGTAGAATATAGGTTCGTGCTGGTAATCGTAGTCGAGTCGGTTCATGGAGAAGGTTGGAGAGTTTTTTTTCCAGATCAGGATGTGACGAGCGAGCATCCCAGCGTCTTGCAGCATCTGCAGCATCTGCAGCCCGATCTCTCCGCCTTGAGGGGCAGTGACATAAAAGCTGCATTTATTGGACATGGCCTGATAGATGTTTCTGAAGGCCGGCAGAAGCATGTCGTACAGAGCTCTGGCGCTTTCGGTGTGGTCGCCGACGATCGGGCGCTCGTTCATGCCTCCGCCTTTCTTGGCCTTGTTCATATCCTTGGCCTTCTGGGAATAGTTCACACCATAGGGAGGATCGGTAAAGACCATGATCGGGGCGTCTCCGCCTACAAGGAGCATCATGTCAGCTGCGTCGGCCGTGCTTCCGCAGTACAGACGGTGCACCATGCCTTTAGGGGAATGAAGCTCAAACAGGTCTTTCTTCTGGCTCATCGGCTTTACATCGGTCGGCAGGTCTTTCTCGTCTACCTCTGTCGGCCTGGTGCTCTTGAATCCCCAGTTAAGCTTGAACGGTTCAAACGATGCGGCGATGCTATCCATGTCCATGTCGCTGGTGAAGTCCAGGAAGCCGTCGTTCGTCATCTGGGCATAGTGGCTCTGGTAGGCCATGAAGATCCGCTTGGCTTCTTTCTCGGTTTTGATGTCCAGAAAATTACAGGTCAGCTTCTCGGGGATCTTTTCGCCTTCTGCTGCCATCTCCTCGATCGCCATAATACGGTGGTGGCCGTCGAGCGAGATGATATCTTTGCCGCGCTGCCATACATAGAACGGTGAAGCAAAGCCGTTTTCTTTGAGCGACTTCTTCAGCTTGGCCATACGCTCGGGCGTGGTTTTCTTCAGGCCTTTGGGCTGGTACGGCTTCAGATCCTTCCATGAGATTTTTTCTGTCTTGAGTATTTTGTCGAGCATCAGTACAGCCTATGTCCCTTGGAATTATTCTTCTCCCAATTTGGTATTATGCCAGAAAGCAAAGAGCCATTTCTGCGAAACCAACTTTTGTCAATTATGAGAACTTTGATTTGAGGATAGTATTTTGACATCCTTTTTTGCCGTGTTTTGCTTTTTGCGTCCATCCAGCCTTTGACCTCGTGAAACTCAAATGACTCTGGCGACTGGTACACTTTAAAATCTGGCGTGTAAAACCGGGTTCCTTTTTTGATTGCATGAAATTCGAATGTGTCCGGTTCATATTCCCATCGAAGGATTTTTTTCTTTTGCACTAAGTAATTGAGATACCGAGCATAATTTGCCTCCCATGATGATCGAAAGTACCGGTTCTCAAGATCTCCCCTTTTGCCACCGTTGCCTCGCTGTACTCCTTTATTCATCTGGTTTTTGATTCTGTATGTTGCAACGGATGCGCACCGCCGTGAGCAGTGTGTTCTTTTTTTATACTGCGCAATATGCACCATGAATTCGGTTCCGCATTCAATACACTTTTTGGATACTTTACCGGTCGATTCGATTCTACATGCGTCTGTGCAGTATTTTTTGCCACGGCCTGATCTGATCGCTGATGGCTTTTGCTTAAAGCGTTTACTACAATTTTTGCAGATTGTCCACCCTTCATCTGCCTTGTATCTTGGATTTTTATCACCTTTGAAATCTCGGCATGCCATGTTGCAGAATTTTCTAAACCCATCTCGTTTGATGTATGACGAATGGGTCATGAAAATCTTTCCGCATGTCTGACAAGTGCATTCAGTATAGGCTGAAAGATTCAGCCCATTTTTACTTTTACTTAATCGGGAGTTCGAGCTGATTGTTACCGTCATACATTCCTTTCGCATCGATCTTGATCGGTGAACTCGAACCGGTCTGCGTGTCTTTCAACTTGCAGGTGACGGTTGTCTGGACTGAATTCTGCCAGTAATCGTTCTCGATGTTTTTGGAAAACGGGATGTTGATCTGAATTGAGTGTCCAGCCTCGTTCCCGTATTTAGCTATGTTGACCCTGACTCTTTCCAGCGCGTTGTCGATCTGCTTTACGAGATCTCCGCTGGCGAGGTTCGTTACGTTTAATTTTTCAAGTTTCATCTTTACCCTCCGCTATTCACCATCTCCGGTCGTGGTGCCGTGACAACACTTTTCTGGATTCTCATGTGGTAAATAGTCTGAAGTAAAGGGTCTTGGCCAAAGTATTTCCAGAGATCGCGCTCCAGCCATTGGTTGTCGACCTTGACGCATTCGAGAGCCATGGGAGCGTCGCTGGAATAATAGACCCGGCATTTATTGCCTTTTGCGCGCTCGAACTTTAATGTGATTCCGATGCGGGCAGAGCCGAGCATCATCGGTCGCGCCCCCATAGCGTATATCGCTGGCGTGATGGGTACGATGAAGAACTTCAGCATCTGCGCGCGTGCTTCGAGCCGTTGGTCAAGGTCGAACTCCTCTGCGGTGTAGTTGAACCGCTCTGCCTGTGCGGCCCGTAGAAACACCCAGGCAGCCTTGCGGTGAGCCTTTGACAGTTTCTTCATGCTACGGAAGCATTCTTTCCACGAGTACCACGATCGTCCAGCGATGCGAGCGCCGATTCTCCAAATGGATGTGTCGCCAGTGATCTTCAGGTACCGGACGCTTTCGATCAAATACCGAGACGTTGGGAGCGTTGGGACGATTACTTTTTTAAGTTTAGTATTTGCCATGCGAGTCGTACCACGTCTGGAACCTGTGCATTTCCAATGGCCTTAAGTCTGTCCACCCGAGCGGGAGATCCATCAGATATTCTACCCACATCGGGTTCAATGTAGCGGATGCGCGAACGGGCGACGAGCTCTCGATCCCATTCTCCGTACTGACACTCTTCCACA